GACGTCGCCCTGTCCGGGAACCCACAACAGGTTCAACCTGATTCCACGAAACTCCAACGTTTCACTCCGATATGCAGCCATTGCCGACATGTTCTACTCGCCAGATTCTCAGTCCCGAAGGTTCAAGAGAACTTGGACGAAAGAATGGCGTAGAGGGTCGGCCGCGCACCCCAGTGCGCTCGCCCACCTAATTGATCCTGTAAACCGTCCCCCTGCCCTCGACCTTTTCCGCGGTGATGGGCAAGCCCAGCTTCTTCTTCAGCGCGCCCGAGATCGAACCCCGGACCGTGTGCGATTGCCAAGACGTCGCCTCCACCATCTCTGCGATGGTGGCGCCCTCGGGCCGCTGTAGCATGGCGATGATCTGCGCCTGCTTGGTGCCAGCGCGGATGGCGACCGGTTTCGCGGTGTCGGTGTCGTAGGGCGCAGGTTCCGCCTTTGCCTTCGCCTTCCGCGCGCTGGCGACGGCGCTGGCCACCACCGGCTCGATCCCGATGGCCTCCAGCCCGGCCTCGGTGGCGATCAGTGTGGTGCCGTGGCCATCGCCGGTCTCGCGCCACATCGGCTCGCCGCGCCGCAGGTTTGCCTCGACCTCCTCGAGCCAGCCGCGGGCGATCATCTTGCCGACAACCATCTTGGCTGCGGCGCCGACCAGCCGCTCGGGCAGCGGCAGGGCGAGGTTGCCGGGCCGGGTCGCGGCGCGGGACAGGATCAGGGACTGGGTGTCGGACGGGGTGGTCATCGGAGCCTCCGGGCGCTGTGGCGCGCGGTGTGCGCGCCTTCTACGGAGGCAAGCCCCGCCGCTGTCGGGCGGGGCGACCATTGCGCAGTGTGGGCGCGTCAGGCGGCGTGTTCGCCTTCCTTGAAGGCGCTGTCGGTGATCTGGCGCAGCAGGCCCGCGTAGTGCTTCAGCGTGCCAACGTGCCCCCAATGGATCTCGTCGGGGTAGGTCTCGAAGTGGTCGTCGCTGAGGGCCTTCAGGCGCCCCAGCATGGTGTCGATTTCGGCCTTGGCGGCGATGAAGGCGTCGAGGGCGTTCGACCGGTTCTTTGAACCTGTGGCAGAACCGGTCTCACCATTCTGGGCGGCGCGGCGGGTGGTCATGGTGGGGCGTCCTTAGGTGAGTTGCATCGTTTCCTTGCGATGAGATTCGCTCTGCCGCGCCCTCTAATCAACTGAATACCAAGCGATATCATTGGCTTGATTGGATTATCCGCGCCATGAAAGGCATGAGCGAACGCGAGTATGCGGCGCATTCCGGCCTGTCCCGCGGCGGGGTGCAGAAGGCGCGCAAGAACGGGCGGCTGGTGGTCCATGACGATGGGTCCATCAATGCCGCTGCCTCGGATGTGCGCCGGGCGGAGATGACGGACCCCGATCAGCAGCGCCGCAGTCTTGGTGGCGATGGGCTGGCGAGCGGCCCCGGCGACACGACGTCCTACATCAAGGCGCGCACGGCGCTGACGGTCTATGCGGCGCAGGAACGTCAGCTGGCCGTGCAGAAGAAGAAGGGCACGCTGGTCGACCGTGCGCGGGCGGAGACCCTCGTCTTCCGGCTCGCGCGGCAGGAACGGGATGTCTGGGTGACCTGGCCCGGACGGGTGGCCGCGCTGATGGCGGCGCAGATCATGGCGGAGGTGGAACGGCAATCCGGGGCATCGGTGACGATCGAGACCGCGATCATGCAGAGGGTGCTGGAAGCCCATGTCCGCGAACAGCTCGACGCCCTCGCCGACCTCAGGGTCTCGCTTGCATGAAGAGGACGATGACAACGACCTGACGGCCGACCTCGACCTCGGCTTCGACGGCGCCGAGGACCTGCTGCGGGTCTGGCGGCAGGGGCTGCGCCCCGATCCGAACCTGACGGTGTCGGAATGGGCGGATCAGCATCGCTGGTTGTCATCGCGCGGCGCGGCCGAGCCGGGGCGCTATCGCACGTCCCGCGCGCCCTATCTGCGCGAGATCATGGATGCACTCTCGCCCAGCCATCCCGCGCAGCGCATCACCTTCATGAAGGCCGCGCAGGTCGGGGCCACGGAAGCGGGCAACAACTGGATCGGCTTTGTCATCCACCACGCGCCGGGGCCGATGCTGGCGGTGCTGCCAAGCCTCGAACTGGCCAAGCGCACCTCACGCGGCCGTCTTGATCCACTGATCGCGGATAGCCCGGCGCTGCGCGAGCGGGTGAATCCGGCCCGGTCGCGGGATGCGGGCAATTCGATGCTGTCGAAGGAATTCCCCGGCGGCATCCTGGTGCTGACCGGCGCCAATTCGGCGACTGGCCTACGGTCGATGCCCGCGCGCTATGTCTTCCTGGACGAGGTCGACGCCTATCCGGCCTCGGCCGACGAGGAGGGCGATCCGGTCACGCTGGCTGAGGCGCGGACGACGACCTTCTCGCACCGGCGCAAGGTGTTCATGGTCTCGACCCCGACGATCCGGGGGCTGAGCCGGATCGAGCGCGAGTTCGAGGCATCGGACCAGCGGCGCTACTTCGTGCCCTGCCCGCATTGCGGGACGATGCAATGGCTGCAGTTCGACCGGCTGCGCTGGGCGAAGGGCCGACCGGAAACCGCCGCCTATCACTGCGAGGGCTGCGAGCGTCCCATCGCCGAGCACCACAAGACCGAAATGCTGGCCAAGGGGGAATGGCGGGCGACCTCCGTGTCCAAGGATCCGAAGGCCATCGGTTTCCACCTCTCGGCGCTCTATTCGCCCTTGGGCTGGAAAAGCTGGTCCGACGTCGCGCGGGAATGGCTGGCGGCCCAAGGGTCGGACGAGACATTGCGCGCAGCGCGCAACACGCTTCTGGGCGAGACATGGGTCGAGAGCGGCGACGCGCCGGAGTGGCAACGGCTGGCGGATCGGCGCGAGGCGTGGAAGCCGGGTACCGTGCCTGTGCCGGGGCTGTTCCTGACCGCTGGGGCGGACGTCCAGAGGGACCGCATCGAGGTCGATATCTGGGCCTGGGGCCGGGGGCTCGAGTCCTGGCTTGTTGATCACATCGTCATTCCGGGCGGGCCTGACGCCCCAGAAGCCTGGGACAAGCTCACCGCCCTGCTCGGGCGCAGCTGGCAACATGCCAACGGCGCCTTCATGACTGTGGCGCGGCTGGGCATCGACACCGGATACGAAGCCGCGGCGGTCTATGCGTGGTCTCGCAAGGTAGGCTTCGAACAGGTGGCGCCCCTGAAGGGCCTCGAAGGCTTCAACCGTTCGGCCCCCGTTTCTGGCCCGACCTTCGTCGATGCGACCATCGGCGGCAAACGCCTCCGTCGCGGGGCCCGACTCTGGTCGGTGGCCACGGCGACGTTCAAGGCGGAGACCTACCGGTTCCTGCGGGTCGAACGCCCCTCGGACGAAGACCGAGCGCTGGGCGTGCTGGACGCGCCCGGCACGATCCACCTGCCCGGCTGGGCCGACACCGAATGGCTGAAGCAGCTGGTGGCCGAGCAGCTGGTCACCATCCGCAACAAGCGCGGTTATGCCCATCAGGAATGGCAAAAGATGCGCGAGCGGAACGAGGCGCTGGACTGCCGGGTCTATGCCCGCGCCGCCGCCTGGATCCTCGGCGCCGACCGCTGGGACGAGGCGACCTGGCGGCGGCTCGAGGCGCAGGCAAGCGTGGAAACGCGCCTGCCCGCGGCCGCCGCCAGCGATCCCGCGCCCCCCGATCCGGCCCAGCCCAGGGCCGGAACCCTGACCACGCCGCGCCGGAAGCGGCGGGTCTACACCCCGAACTTCATGAGGGACTGATGGAACTGGAGCGCATGCAGGCCCTGCTCACGGCACTGCAGGAGGCCCGCTTCGCCGGGCTGCGCAGCGTCAGCTATGACGGCAAGACCGTGACCTATGGCTCGGATGCCGAACTGGCCACGGCGATCCGCGATCTGGAAGCACGTATCGCGGTGGCCGCCGCCATGCCTCGCCGTCGCCGCTGGGGCACCGTGGCCACGAAGGGGCTGTGACCATGGTCCTCGATGCCTTCCGCGCGCGGCTCGGATCCATCATCGGCGGGTTCGACGCCGCACAGTCGCATCGCCGCATGCGCGGGTTCCGTGCCACGCGGGCGCATGTGAACACACTGATCGCCGCCTCGGGCGAGACCATCACCGCCCGCGCCCGCTGGCTGGCGCGCAACAACGGATATGCCGCGAACGCCGTCGACGCCTTCGCGAACCATGTCGTCGGTGACGGGATCAAGCCCTCGTCGAAGATCGCCGATGCAACGAAGAAGGAGGAGCTACAAAAGCTCTGGCTCGCCTGGACCGACGAAGCCGATGCCGAGGGCCTGACCGACTTCTTCGGACTGCAGCGGCGGGCCGCGCGAGAGGTGTTTCTGGCGGGTGAGGTCTTCCTGCGCATCCGCGCGCGGCGCCCCGAAGATGGGCTTACCGTGCCAATGCAGCTGCAGATGCTGCCCTCGGAAATGCTGCCCCAGGACTTGACCCGCGCCCTGCCCGGCGCGGGGTCGATCCGGGCCGGCATCGAATTCGACGGGATCGGCCGCCGCGTGGCCTATCACTTCCTGCGCCGCCATCCGGGCGATCTGACCGATCCGGGGCTGGCCGGGGAAACGATGCGTGTGCCCGCCTCCGAGATCATCCACATCCTGGACCCTGTCGAGGCGGGCCAGCTGCGCGGCGTGTCGCGCTTCGCCGCGGCGGTGGTGAAGCTCTTCACCCTCGACCTCTACGACGATGCGGAACTCGAGCGGAAGAAAACCGCGGCGATGTTCGCCATGTTCATCACCTCCCCCGCCCCGGAAACCGCGCTCGATCCGGCCGAGGACGATCTGGAGGTCGAACCGGGCCAGGTGGTGCGGCTCGATCCCGGCGAGGATGTCACCACGCCATCG